CGTGTAAACGAAGCTGGTAACTATACAAAACCCGAAATGCGAAAGCGCATGTTTAATTCTATTAAAGCAGGTGGAAAGGGCGGAAAGCCGGGACAGTGGAGTGCTCGGAAAGCTCAAATGCTTGCTAAACGTTACAAAGAAGCCGGAGGAGGCTACAAATCATGAAGTGTGAATGTAAACTTTGTCCTTTACACATGCTAATTCGTTTATGCAACAAAGTTGTAGAACGTTGCAAAGCAGTAATTAAAGCTATTGCTGGAAAGTAAAGTGGCTAAGAAAAAGTCACAGCGTAGTCTAACTGCTTGGACAAAACAGAAATGGCGCACCAAGTCTGGTAAACCTTCTACGCAAGGTCCAAAAGCTACAGGTGAAAGATACTTACCAGAAAAAGCGATTAAATCTCTTAGTAGCAAAGAGTACGCTGCTACAACTCGTGCAAAACGTAAAGCTACTAAGCAGGGAAAACAAGTTTCTAAGCAGCCTAAGAAAATTGCAAAGAAGGTAAGAAAATATAGAAAGGTCAAATAATGGCTGTAAAAAAACGTAAGGGCAAAGGCATGAAGGGCATGAGCATTAAGAGTGGCGACAAGCGTCCCACTAAAGCTGGTGCAGGAATGACAAAGAAGGGAGTTGCTAAGTATCGTAGACAGAATCCCGGTTCTAAACTTCAAACAGCCGTAACTGAAAAGAAACCTTCTAAAGCACGAGCAGCAAGACGTAAGTCTTATTGTGCAAGATCAGCAGGACAAATGAAAAAGTTTCCTAAAGCTGCTAAAAATCCTAATAGCCGTTTACGTCAAGCACGTAAGCGTTGGAGATGTTAACATGGCGGTTTCTACTACAACAGATTTTAATCTTGATATAGATGAGATTATTCAAGACGCCTTTGAGCATTTAGGTGGTCCTGCTAATACAGGTCAGGACAGCAGAACTGCTCGTCGTTCTTTAAATCTTTTACTTACCGATTGGTCTAATCGCGGCATTCTTCTTTGGAAGACAGCTTTTACAAATCAAACTATGACTCAGGGTACTGCTAGTTATTCTTTGCAAGAAGATGTAGTAGCGGTTACTGAAGCAATCATTCGAAGAGATAATCAAGACATAGAGATGGATCGTATTTCTATGGAAGAGTATCTCAAGATACCTGATAAAACAACGACAGGTCGTCCTATACAGTTTGCTACTCATCGTCAACGAGATAATGTTGATATTTATGTGTGGCCCACTCCTGAGAACAGTACAGATATTGTTCGTATGTGGACGGTTAATCGTACAAACGACTTTAATAATTCTTCAGATAATGCGGACGTTCCTTATCGTTTTCTTCCTTGCTTGGTAAGTGGTCTTGCTTATTACCTTTCTTTGAAGCGTCCCGGTATCAGTGCTCAACGCAGTCAGATACTTAAAAATCATTATGAAGAACAACTTTTACAAGCAATGGAAGAAGATAGAGAGCGTGTTTCTTTTAGAGCCGTTCCACGGTTAAGGAGATATTAAATGCCGAAAGCTTGGTTCATTTGCGACCGTAGTGGTTTTCGTTTTCCTTACGAACAGCGTATAATTGAATCTACTGGTTTTGTTGTTGGGCCTACTGAGTCTGACGGAGCATATGATTTAAAAAGTCATCCTCAAAACAAATCTCCAGTTATTAGAAAAGAAATGGTTTTAAAGGATGCACGTCCTGATACTGTTATGGCTACAACGAGCACAACCTCAGATGCTACTTGGACGCCTGACGATACTGTAATTTTGAATCCCTAACGGAGTTAATAAAAATGGCTATTACGTCTGGTATTAATATTGTTTTTAAAAAAGATGTGATGCTGGAACAGCACAATCTTCCTTCAGATACTCTTCGCATTGCTCTTGTGTCTGCAAGTGGAAGTGCTTCAAACGGTGGTCCCGACACGATTGCCAGCATCAGTGGTGAAATTTCTGGAACGAGTGATGGCAGTGGAGACAGTGGTTATATTACTGGTGGTCTTACTGTTACCGATGTTACTGTTACGAATGTAAGTTCGTCTGGCGTTGTCGATTTTTCTGATGTTAGCTTTACGAGTGTTACCTTTACTGCTCGTGGCGCTATTCTTTACAATGCAACAAACAGTAATAAAGTTATTGCCGTCTATGATTTTGGCGGAGACAAAGCAGTTACTAACGGTACATTCCAGCTAACTATTCCTTCTGCTACGAGTGCAGCGGCTATTGTTCGCCTTAACTAATTAGTAAGGATTAATTGTTATGGCTCTTGTTTTAAAAGATAGAGTAAAAGAAACTACGACTACCACTGGAACCGGAACTCTAACTTTAGCGGGAGCCGTTGCAGGTTTTCAGTCTTTTTCTGCTGTCGGAGATGGAAATACTACTTTCTATTCAGTAGTGCATCAAGATGCTGCTGTAGGTGAATGGGAAGTAGGTATTGGAACATATACAGCAAGCGGAACAACTCTTGCTCGTACTACTGTTTTACAATCATCAAACGGCGGTGCAGCAGTTAATTTTTCTGCTGGTTCTAAAGATGTATTTGTTACTTATCCTTCTGATAAAGCTGTTGCAGTTAGTGGTTCTCCTAACTTTGCAACAGTTTCAGCGACTAGTTTAAATGCAGGTACGTTAACTGTTGGTGGTGAAAACGTAGCTACTTCTTCAACGGTGGCTACGCTTTCCGCAACAATGGCAACTAGCATTTCTAATCATCTTCCTTTGGCTGGTGGAACACTTACAGGAACAGTCAGTGGTACTGATATTTATGTAAGTGCTGCTGCTATTGGAGTAGACAGCCTTTTAGGAAAAGAACTTCATATAGGTAAAGCTGCCGTAGCAGATGTTGTTAGTCTTACAGATGGAACAAGTATTGCAGTAAGTTTTAATGATGGACAAAACTTTGCTGTACAGCTTGCAGGTAATAGGACATTAGAAAGCCCTACTAATTGTGTCGCTGGACAAGTAGGCAGTATTTTTATTATTCAAGATGGTACAGGCGGTAGAACATTGTCTTATGGAGCTAACTGGAAATTTGCTGCAGGAACTGCTCCTACGTTAAGCACAGCGGCTTCTGCCGTTGATAGAGTTGATTATATTGTTTATACTTCAACTGCTGTTCAAGCTATAGCAACATTGGATGTAAAGTAAAAATGGTATTTAATAATAATCTTCTTTTAGGTGCAGCAGGTCAGGGTGGCGGTTACGATATTAACCAGTCGATCCGGTTTAATGACGATGACTCGGCTTATCTAACTCGGACGCCAATCAGCGCAGGTGATAAAAGGACGTGGACTTTTTCCGTCTGGACAAAGCGTGGCAACCTTGGAGCAGACAGGCGTATTTTTACCGCTGCTAGTAACGGCACAGAATTTTTCTTTGACGCAAACGATAAGCTAAATTTTTATCACTACAGCGGCGGCTTTGTTTGGCAATACATTTCTAATGCACTTTTCCGAGACCCTGCGGCTTGGTATCATTTTGTTCTTCGTGTCGATACGACTGATGCAACTGCCGAAAATAGAATAAGAGTTTACGCTAACGGCGAACAAATAACCGATTGGGGAACTTCAACGGCCCCGTCTCAAAACGCTGAAGGCTTCGTAAATGGAACTTCGGCACATTATATTGGACGATATAGCGGCAGCGATAATAATCACTGGGACGGCTACCTAGCAGAAATCCATCATGTCGATGGGTCATCCCTTGCGCCAACCAGCTTCGGCGAAGTCAACGCTGATACCGGAGAGTGGGTACCGATTGACTACACAGGCTCTTATGGAACCAACGGCTTTTATATAGATGGTGCTGACTCTTCTTTCTTGGGTAAAGATGAAAAAGCTACTTCGGCAGCGGTAACAAACAAAGCAAGTACGTCTTCTGAATGGGGTGGAGAAACTGGGGCATATACCTTTGCTACAAATGAAATAGATCGTAGTTCTACAGTCAACGCAATTATATCTACTGATCTGCTTTCGGGCGACTTCAGCTTTGATTTTACGATGACTACCAGCGGCGGTGCTTTGCGTGTCGGCGTAATTGACGACCAAGACTCTAATACCTTCAATGGTACTGGCGACGATGGCGGCATGGATAGCATGACGAACAGTTGGTATCTAGATAAAGGTAACAACCAGTTTCGTTATGGCGGTGTTTCACAAGGTAGTGCGTCTGGCGTTGTCAATGGTGCTGCCGTCACGATTGAGCGTACAGGCTCAACGATTAAAATTACAGATGACGGCTCTGACGCACATACATTTTCTCAAACCTTCAGCGGCCCTGTGCGGGTTGTCATTTCCGGTGGTGGCGCAGCGTTTAACCTAGATGACGTGCAATACACTGCTGACGGTGCATCTGGAAACGATAACTCATATTTCAGCAGCGGCTTGACTGCGGCTGATCAGGTTACGGATAGCCCGACTGATAACTTTCCCACTCTTAATAGTAATTTTGATTATTATACATCAGGCAACAATAGTTATTTTCGACCAAATTTTGCTGTTTCTCTTTTATCAGAAGGCAATCTTAAAATAGATTTTAACTCTCCAAATACGCCGCTTGTGTATTCTACTGCTACTTTTCCATCAAGCGGAAAATTTTATTTTGAAGTTACCGCAGATATAGCAACCGGCGGTGGTATGGGAATTGGTGGCTCAAATACTATTGAAGATGGAATAGGTTCTAGTGCCGTAACAGGTATGTCTAATTGTATTATTTATTACTTTAACGGTACTTTATATAACCAAAGTTCAACACAATCTTCTTATGGAAATGCCTCATCTATTGCAAATGGTGAATTTGTTGGAGTAGCCGTTGATATTGATAATGATGCTATTTGGTTTTGTGATAATGGTACTTGGGTTGATGGTGATGGTACAGACAGTTCAGAAACGGTTTTAGCAGAAATTGAAGCTGGAACAACAACTAGCGCCGCTGCAACAAATTTTTTAGCTGATCAAAATTCTTGGCATCCTATGGTAGCAGCAGTTGGAGATTATCCAACTTATACTACTAACTTTGGGCAGTCATCCTTTACTGGAGCAGCGCCAGCAGGGTTTACAAATTTAAGCACCGCTAACCTAGACGACCCAACCATTGCTCTACCTGAGAAGTACTTCAACACCGTACTGTATGAAGGCAACGGCGGCGGACAGCGTGTTGGTCAGTTCCAGCCTATCACTGAAACTTACAGTGTGCCTAACAGTGTTATCTTTAACGACAACGATTCGGCGTATCTAAATCGGACGCCAGCCAGTGATGGCAATCGTCAGATAATGACTTTTAGTTGGTGGATGAAGCGTGGCAATCTAAACATTACCGATTGTAGACTATTTACAGCCTTCGACTCAAATGACGATCAGATAAATTTTAAGGATACTAGTGATTACAACAGACTTGATGTGTTCTTTGACGGTACGGGAGGCGGAAGATTAATTACATCACGAGCCTTTGACGATTCGTCTACGTGGAATCATTGCGTTGTTGCGATTGATACAACTCAAGCAACATCCGGTGATCGTGTTAAAATTTATATAAACGGTGTTCGTGTTACAGAGTTTGACACAGAAACTCAGCCATCTCTAAATAAAAATCTTAATGGTTTTAACAACAATGGCATACACGCAATAGGTGCTAGAGGATGGTCTGGTGCGGCAGGTTTTTATGACGGCTATCTGGCCGAAATATATTTTATTGATGGGCAGCAACTAGACGCTTCCAGCTTCGGTCAACTAGATGCATCAACAAACCGCTGGATTCCAAAAGACGCCAGTGGTCTGACGTTTGGTACGAATGGCTATTACCTTGACATGGAGACTGCACCGGGTACTGGAAGTGGTGCTGGTACTGACTCCTCTGGCAATGGCAATAACTGGACTGAGTCAGGTTTTGCTGCGTCAGATCAGGTAGATGATAGTCCTACTAAAAATTTCTGCACACTAAATCCAAATGATTCTTATGGTAGTGGATTAACTCTATCAAACGGAAATCTTAGGGCTGTTCCTTCTGCTGCTGCTTATTGCAACAATCATGGCACTATTTATGTAGGCTCTGGTAAGTGGGTTTATGAAGTTAAACACACCACTGTTTATGGTGAGGCAGTGGGATGGTCGCCATTGGGTGAGACAATTAATGGGTCATCGCAGCGTGGTTGGTTTATGTTTAACGACGGTCGTGCTTATATTAATACAACCAATCAAGGCACGTTAGGTACATCTCTTTCCAGCGGTGACTATAGATACATTTTCTATGATGCTGATAAGGAAGCTATGTGGTTCGCCCATTGCGACGTAAGCAGTGGCACACCTACGACGCTTGTCTATGAGAACGGTGCAACAAAAGCAGAGATTGAATCCGGCGATACAAGTAATGCAGTGTTTACTGGAATTGATCCAGTTGATCTTGCACCGGGTATTTGGATGGATACTAGCGGCGTCATTGAAACAAATTTTGGTCAGTCTTCTTTCTACACTACCAGCACTTTGCCGACCGGATTTAACACTCTTAACAACGACAACCTCCCACTGAGCAACGGCGACCTGTCTGCATTTGTCTGGATCAAGAACCGTGACGCCACAGACAATCACATGCTCTTTGATGCAGTGCGTGGCGTTACCAAAGACATACATTCAAACTCAACTGCTGCTGAAGTTACCAATGCAAACACACTAACTCGTTTCCTCAAGAATGGTTTCGAAGTTAGTAATGATGCAGAGGTAAACACCAGTGGCGAAAGCTACGTTGCATGGCAGTGGCTTAACGATAGCCTATCAACAAGCAGCAACGCTGATGGCGATATTACGTCAACGGTGCTGGCTAATACTACGAGTGGCGTCAGTATTGTTAAATATGCAGGAAGCTTATCAACAACAGGATCAGCTACTGTTGGTCACGGTTTGGGGACAGCGCCTTTAGTAGTAATATCTAAAAGCTTAGATAGCACAGCTGGAGACAGTGGAGGATGGTCCGTACAACACACTTCTTTGGCGGCTTCTAATATACTACGATTGAATACTACTGCTGCTGCGTCAGATAAGTCTGCAAACGGGACGCTTTTGTCTCCAACTTCTACAGTATTTTATACTAACTATACAGAAGGTCTGAACGTAACTGGCAACGACTATATTGCCTACTGTTTCGCAGAAGTAGAAGGCTTCAGCAAATTCAGCAGCTACACTGGCAATGGTTCTACTGATGGTCCGTTTGTCTACACAGGTTTCAAACCTAGATTTGTTATGATAAAGCGATACGACGGTACAGAAAGTTGGCCCATTCTCGACACGGCACGGGGCAGCGGCAATTTCGGTTCGGATGCTGGCTCAGGTACAGCGGGTAATGACCTAAATGCTGTTCTAGTTGCCAGTACAACTGCCGCTGAAGAAGATAATGGTACTGGTAGTCGTAGAGCATCATATGTATCAAATGGCTTTAAGGTGAGAACTACAAACACAGCAATGAATGCTAATGGTGGCGATTATCTGTATATGGCATTTGCTGAGTCACCGTTCAAAACAGCTACTGCCCGATAAGGAGAAATAAATTATGTGGCAATATAGAAACAGAACAATTAGAACAGGTAAAGCATGGACCGATGATAACGGTGTGCAGCATCCTGCTAATTGGCATGTTTGGTCTGCTACAGAAAAGGCTGCTGCTGGTCTTGTTGAAATAGTGGAACAGACACCACCGGATAGTCGTCTTTATAAGTGGTCACAAAACTCTGATGGTACAATTACGTCTACAGCTAAAAATTTAGATGATGTAAATGAAGTAGACGAGAATGGTGATGCTATTTTAGATGACGATGGTAATCAGCTTGTTACTCGTGGAGTTAAGTGGAATCTAAAACAAGAAGTAAAAAACCAGCAAGCCAGCCTTCTTGCTCAAACTGATTGGGCTATTGTACGTAAAACTGATAATAATACAGCCGTACCTGCTAACATTCAGACATGGCGTGATGCTATTCGTACTAAAGCAACTGAAATGGAAACAGCTATTGATGGTGCTGCTGATATAGATGCAATGGCTGCTTTATTCGTAACGTATACTGAAGAAGATGATGGCAGCATAACTAAATCTGGCATTCTTTATGATTGGCCTGAATTAGGAAACTAAAATGGTTTTTGGCAACAGCGCCTTTGGTGAAACAGCTTTCGCTGAAAATATCGGTGTACCTGATCATACGGTAGCGATTACAGGCGTTAATGCTATTTTTTTAACAGGAACTATTTCTCCTGTTATTAATGTAACCTTTGAGGTTACAGGTGTTAATTACACAGCAAACACAGGAACACTAACTCTTTCGGGTGGTGCAACTGTTAATATAACAGGTCAATCATCATTTTTTAATGCTGGTAGTATTCTTGTTACACCATCAATAGAAATAGCTCTTTCCGGTGTTAATGCTACTTTTAATACTGGAACAATTACAAACACTCTTACTACTAACGTAACTGTTAGTGGTTCAGGCTTTATAGCTAATACTGGAGAACTTAAAGCTTCAGGTGGTGGTGTTGCTATTTTAACTGGTGTAGCCGCTGAGTGGAATGATGGTTCTTTTGGTTTAGAACTTTTAACTCCTGTCAGCCTTACCGGAAATAGTGCGGTATTTAATTTAGGAGACTATTCAGTAACTGGTGATGCAAACGTAAGTATTACAGGATTGAATGCAAAGTTTGATCAAGCTACTGGACTAGTTTGGTACAGTGTTCCTCAAAACGACACGCTGGAAGCTTGGACAACGGTCACAACGCCTTTATAGGAAATTACAATGTCTTTAACTTACTCAACTCTTCAAAGTCAAATAAAAGACATTTTGGAAAATGATGGCTCAGAGTTTTCTGATGCTGTTCCATCTTTTATTGATCGTGGAGAATGGCGTCTTTTTCGTGAAATTGATTCACAGGGTTTAAATAGATACGCTGCTACTAGTTTTAATATTGGTGATCCTTTTTTAAGTAAACCAGTAGACGCTACTATTGTTCGTAGTATTAACTACAAAACTGCAGAAGGAAATCGTATTCAACTTTTGCAAGCTACTAATGAGTATATTACAGACTACTGGCCTGTTCGTACTTCTGTAGGATCACCACGTTATTATTCTAACTTTGGATATGATAGAATATTAGTAGCTCCTGCTCCTTCTTCAACCAGTAGTGTTGAGATGGAGTTCATTGTTAAACCAGTTTCATTAGCTGATGATAATCAGACAAACTATTTTACTGATTATGCTTCTAATGCTTTGTTGTACGCTTGTTTGATTGAAGGCTGCTATTACATGAAAAATCCTTCTGCAGTAGCCTACTGGGAAAAGAGATATACTGAAGAAGTTGCTGCTCTAAATAACGAAGCAAGACGCACTCGCCGTGATGATATGATTGTAGCAGCTAATCCTTCTGGCGGCGAAGATAATTTAATTAGCGGGACTTGATATAAATGTCTAGTACTTACACAACAAACCTACGTTTAGAAAAACAGGGATCAGGTGAGAACGCTGGTAGCTGGGGTGATCGTTTAAATGATAATGTTATCGATCTTGTAGACCAAGCTGTAGGTTCTTATACGTCAATTTCGCTAGCTGCTGATAGTCATACTCTGACTACTAATAATGGCGCTACTGATGAAGCTCGTTCTGCCGCTCTATATCTTCATGGTACTTTGACCTCTAGTGTTGATGTTAATGTTCCAGACAATATTGAAAAAGTTTATATTGTTCGAAATAATACATCAGGTAGCTTTGATGTAACTATTAAAAGTACATCAGAGACAAATGGATTTGTTGCTCCACAGGGAACTACATGTGTTGTCTTTACTGATGGTGTTAGTGTTAACCCTGTAACTACTCCTGTAAATCAAACGACAGGACAGCCTACAACTCTTTCTGCTACTACTATTAATGTTCCTACTATTACCAGTGCTGCTATTAGTGGTTCTACAATTAATAACACTGCTATTACAGGTGGTTCAGTTTCAGGAACTTCTATTGTTGCTACAAACATAACTGCAGAATCAACAGTTACTTTTGAATCTGTTGTCTCTGTTAGTGGTGCAGCTATAGCCAAGTTTGTTACTGCTAGTGTTAGTGGTGATCATCAGATTAACTTAATACAAAGCAATAACTTTTTTGTTTATACAAAAGGCAATGTTTCAATTCAAACTCCTTTAAATATAAATCAAGGACAGTCTGGAGTAATCTACGTAGTTCAAGATTCAAGCGGTACAAACAGAATTTCTTTTTCAGATGTTTGGAAATTTGCAGGAGGCACTTCTATAACTCTTTCACGACAAGCTAGTGCAGTAGATGCTCTTTCTTATTTTGTTAGAGGAGTATCTGCTATCGACGTTGCCGCTGTTAAAAACTTAAAGTAAATAAACAAAAATGTCTACTGACACTAAAACAGTTAAATACGAGTTTCGTCCGGGTATCACTCGTGAAACCACTCCCTATGCTGCAGAAGGTGGTTGGTTTGACGGTAATCGTGTTCGTTTTAGAGATGGTAAGCCGCAGAATATTAGAGGCTGGCAAAAAAGAAATACCAGTACTTTTATAGGGACTGCTCGTGAAATAACAACTTGGTCAAGTTTAGACTCAGTTAAATATGTAGCACTTGGAACTCAGCATAAAGCTTATTTAGAGACAGGTGGTACTTTTTATGATATTACTCCTATTGTAAGCACTGTTTCTGTAAGTGCTTGTTTTAACACAAGCGCAGGAAGTTTTGATGTTATTGTTAGTTTAACAGCGCATAACATTCAACAAGACAGTTATATTGAAATTGAAAATGCTACTACGGTTGGTGGTAATGTTTATTTAGAAGGCGACTATCAAGTAAGTGTTGTAGACATTAATTCTTTTCAAATTACATATGTTTCCGCTGCTGCTGAAACATCTGCTAGTGCAGGAAATGCTACAATTAATTACAGACTTCCTTCTGGTGGATCAAATTCAACAGGTGGTTCAGGTTATAATGCTGGAACATATGGTGGTCTTGATGCGGGTGTAAGTGTTCGTGCTTGGAACGTTCCAGCTACTACAACAAATATTGAAATTGATCTTCGTAAGTGGACGTTTGCACCTTTTGGTGAAGACCTCCTGATTAATGATTATCCTGAAGGCAAAATATATAGATGGGATGAAAGTAATGGAACAGGTGTAGAAGCTGTTCTCATCAGTGCTGCACCTACCGTTTCAAATGGAGTTATTGTAAGTCCTATTGATAGACACGTTCTTTCTTTAGGCTCTACCGATCTTACTGGAACATTTGATCCTCTTTTAGTTCGTTGGTCTGCACAAGAAAACTATGATGATTGGACACCCTCAGTAGGAAATACTTCTGGTGATGTGCGACTAGCTAATGGTTCTGAAATTCGCTGCGCTATCAATTATAGTAATCAGATATTAATCTGGACTGATAAATCTCTTCACGGAATGCAGTTTGTAGGTTCTCCTCTTGTCTTTTCTAGTACACAGCTTGGAGATAACTGTGGAATTATTTCAAGAACAGCAGCAGCAGAACTAGATGGTAGAGCTTTTTGGATGGGAGAAGGTAACTTCTTCATGTATGCTGGTCAGGTAAACATCCTACCGTGTACTGTCCGATCATTTATATTTGATGATTTTAACTTTGATCAAAAAGAAAAAGTATTTGCTGGTGTAAACTCTGAGTTTGAAGAAGTTACTTGGTTGTATCCTTCTGCTGAATCTGAAGAATGTAATAGATATGTTTCGTTTAGTCCTTCTCAAAACTACTGGACTTACGGTGAATCTATCTGGACGGTGTGGGAAGATGCAAACGTATTTGATAATGTATTAACAGCAGGTGTTTCTGTTTCAATAGGAGAAACTCCTCCTAATTATGCTTATCTTTATAATAATGAACCTAATGGCGTATATACTGCAGATGGTGCTCTGTTAACCTCATTCGTTGAAAGCGGCGAATTTGATATCGGTGACGGAGACGATATAATGTATATAGATAGAATTATTCCTGACTTCGTTGTTTCTGTCGGTACTTTGGATGTAAGTCTAATTACTAAAACACATCCAAGCTCAGAGGAAATAACGAAGGGGCCGTTTGTTGTAAACAATACTACTACTCAGCTAAGACCAAGAGCACGGGGGCGAACAGCTAAACTAAGAATAGCTACGTCTACGGCTCAAACTAAATGGAAATTTGGAACAGTCAGAATGGATATGATGGCTGATGGTAAAAGATAGACATGGCTCAGTTTCCTAACTTTCCTAGATTTCCATATAACTTTGATACTGTAGTTTCAGAAACTCTTTATCGAATTATAGGTCAGTGGGCAACAGCACTAATAGAAACAAACAATCAAGCTGACATTCGTTTACAGCAGCGTAAAGTAGAAAAAGATAACGACGGAAGTATTGAAATACCCGGAAGAATAAACGTAGCAGACACTGGATCAGCGGTCACACCTAAAGCTGGTGATATTAGATTTAACTCTTCTACAAATAAATTTCAGGGTTATGACGGAACAACTTGGCAGGATTTTCACTAATGGTTGGATTTAACATGGACATGGGAAACACTGGTCTTCAAATAGGCTTAGAAGGTGTTTCTGGAAGAATGCCTACTGGAGGAGCACCTACCGGAGGAGCGCCGAGTATGTCTTCTATAAGCCCAGATCAACGCGCACGTATTATGGAAATGCTTGCAAAGATACGTGGCGTTCAAATGGCTGAAGGAGGCGCTGCTGGTTTTCCTGATTTAAATAAAGATGGAAAAGTTAGTTACGCTGATGTTCTCAAAGGTCGCGGTGTAGAAATGGCTAGCGGCGGAATTGCTGACATTCCTATTCATTATGGAATGGGAGGTATTCTTGGAACTTTAGGACGTATAGCTGGTACAGTTCTTCTTACACCTTTTCTTGGTCCTGTAGGAGCTTCTGCTGCTTCTAGCGCGGCTGTAGGTGCTCTTGAAGGCAAAGAGACAGATGAGATACTTGGAGACGCTGCTATGTCTGCGTTGTTCTCCTACGGCTCTGGACAGCTACTAGGTAGTGCGGGTGCAGAAGCTGGCAAGACTAGTATTGCTGAAGATGTTTTCGGAACAGGAACTTTAGCCTCAGATACAGGAATTGAAGCTCTTCAACCTTCTATTGAACCTACACAAGTTTTTGATACAGCGGGAGTACCTTCTGAACCTACTTATCTTCAACAGCTAGGACAGATGAAGACTGCTGATGTTGCGTCAACGGCTGTGGGTGAAGGTGTTAAGTATGCTCTTACTCCACCAGAGCCAGAGCCTTTCTCTATGGAAGAACAAGACCCGTACACTATTGCTCCTGCAGCACCAATGCAAAGGCAGTTAGCGCCGTCAGGAAGCCGTACTTTCTTTAGTCCTTATTCTTTACAGGCGCAGCCAGTAATGGCTGAAGGCGGTCCTGCAAAGCTAAATGAAAATGATTTTGTTATTACTGCTGATGTTGTGTCTGACATTGGAGATGGTGATACGACTGCAGGAGCAAAGCGTCTTGCAAATGAATTTGGAATGAGTGCTGGCGGAGCCAACTATCAAAAAGGAAATGTAGTTAACAGTGGTTTACAGGGATTAGTTGGCGGTCCCGGTTCTGGACTTGATGATAAAGTTCAGGCTACAATAGGAGGACGACAAGCGGCACGGTTGTCTCGTGGAGAGTTTGTTATTCCCCGTAATAAAGTTGCTGAAATAGGCGACGGAAATATTACTAAGGGACACGAAAAACTTTATAATCTTATGAAGAATGTTCGTAAAGACAAGAATGGAACTCCACAACAGCCGGGGCCGTTAAGTAGGACGCTTTCTTCTATGATGGGATAAGATGCACAAAATAGTTAAGCTCGGCGCTGATATACTGAACTATAATCCAGTATTAGAAATAGATGAAGTAGATAAATTATTAGATAAAGTTATTCCTTATACTGGTGAAAGATATAATAAAGAGGATATAAAAGAAGCCTTACATGCAGATCAGATGCAGCTTTGGTTAGCGTTTGATGCGGTAAATGAAAAGATAGATGGACTAGTAGTTTCTCACTTTTGTAACTATCCACGTAAAAAAGTTCTTACTCTTCTTTTATGTTCAGGAAAAAATTTAGATAGTTGGTATGATCCAATGTTATCTGATTTAGAAAAGTTTGCGGTTCTCAATAAATGTTCTACTATTGAAACTGGCGGACGAAAAGGTTGGATTAAAAGAATGAAAAAAGATAATTATCATCAAAAGTTTTATTTGGTAGAAAAAGAGGTTTCTCATGGGTAAGAAAGGAGGATCGCCACCCCCGGCACCAGCATCGACTCAGGTAGTTAGAAGCGAGATTCCTGAATTTTTCAGGCCATTTCTTGAGGATATCTTTAGACGTTCTTCGGCTATTTCTGAAGAAGCATATATTCCACCGCCTGAAAGAGCACGTTTACAGGAAGTAGGAGAGGAAACTATTGCTCCTATTGATCCTGCCCAGCAAGCAGCTTTAGATCGTTTAAAATCAACGGAGATGGCTGAGACAGGTGTGTCTGCTGTTCGTGCTGGACAGGGGCTTACTTTATCAGGTGCTGAAAGAGTTGGCGGAGAAGAAATAAGAGAAGCAATGAATCCGTTTCAGCAAGCTGTTACGGACATTGCTGTACGAGAAGAGCTACGACGAGCAGCGCCGCAACGACAGGCGCTTCAGGCACAGGCAGCAAGGGCTGGTGCTTTTGGTGGTTCGCGTGGCGCTCTTCTTGAAGCAGAGTTTGAACGCAATCTTGGACAGCGTCTTGCTGATATTCAAACCACTGGAGGTGCTGCGGCCTTTGATCGTGCTACTCAGCGTCTTGAACAAGAACGTCAAAGGCAGATAGCCGGAGGTCAGGCTTTAGCTGGCCTTGGAGCACAAGAGGCAAATGTTCTTTCTGCTGGTATTGGTCGTCAGCTAGCCGCTGGTGAAGCGCAGCGTGGTCTTCAGACTGAAGCTATTACTCGTGGTCTTGAAGAGTTTCAGCGTGAAGTTGATTATCCAAAACAACAGATTGGTTTTTATTCTGGTATTCTTCGTGGATATCAGCCGCCTATGAATACGTATCAGACGGTATCTACTCCCTTTAGTCCTACTCAACAGATACTTGGACAGGCTGCAGCGGCAGGTGCTATCGGTAAAGGCTTCGGCTTGTTTAATGATGGCGGTATCGTAGGTCTTGCCTTTGGCGGTGCTCCGTCTCAACAGTACACAGAAAGTGTAGGAGACGATAAGGGACTAAGCAGCATGGTTGGTAATCCTGTTGCTTCGTATGCTAATGGTGGCGTTGGAAGATATCAAAGTGATGCTGCTAGGAGAAGGGCTGCTCTTCGAAATATAGGTTTAACGCCTAGAGAGCAGGAAGTTTTTGCACTAGATGCTGATCCTCTTTCTGAAATGGAACAAGATGTTTTAAGGCCAAAAATAACAGAGGATATCAGAGAATATCTAACGGCTCCATCTGTATCTTTTTCACCAGAAGCTGATCCTCTTTCTGAAATGGAAGCATATGCAGATTATGGTCTTCCTAAAATAAACATTCCTTTATCTAATCCAGAAGCTTCAAGAGAAGAAAGAATTGCATTAGAAAAAAGAGTTAAAGGTGTTGTTAATCAAAGAGTAGAAGATTTACTAAGAGTTTCTGCTGAACAGGGCAGACCTTTGACTATGAAACAAGCTCAAGCACAGGCCATTGAAGATGTTTATGGTGGCGAAAGGCTTGGATCAGAAATTGCTGATCGTGCAGGAAAAACAGGCAATCAGCTTATAGCAACAGGTCAAGTGCTAGCTCAAGAAAGTAACATAGCTCGCGAAGAGTTAGAAGCTGAAAATAAAGCTGCTAGAGCAAAAAAAGTAGCTGAACTAGCAAAAAAATATGAAGATCAAGGATTTGATCCCGGATCAGCTATTCAGGCTGCTCAAGCTGAAGTTTCTACTGATACAACGCCAACTCGTGGACAAATATCAAAAAGAATAGGTACTGGTCAACCGGGAGTTGCTCCTACTAGAGGAACAGGTACTGGTTCTAAACCAACAGCAGTAGAAGAAGGTCCGCTTCTTGCTGATGATGAAGTAGTTGGTGGATTTAATAGGCTACCTATTGAAGAAGCTAAACCTGCTGCCGCTGCTCCTGCTGCTGCTGCAGAACCAAAGAAAGCAGAAGACCTTACTGATTGGTTTGGTCTGGCTGCTGCTGCATTGGCTGCTGGAACAGGGCGTGAAGAAGGTTTGACTAACGCTGCTACATTGTTGTCTAAGGTTAAACGACCTGAAGATATTGCACTTGATAGAGCACAGAAACGTTATATAGATGTTAAAGGACAATCAGACCTTATTGACTCAATAGCATCTACAGGTAAAAACGCTCTTGAAAAAAGAAAATTTGCATTAGAGCTTGCAAAATTTAGAAATACTCTTTTGAAAGATGATAGAGAAGCAGCTTTAAATATGTATAAAGAGATGGACGTACCATTAAAAATGGCTTTGAATGCTAAACTGCTAGCTGGTAAAAATATAGATGAACTTACTCAAGACGAGATTATCAACACTTTTAAAGAAAACATTTCTAAATTTAGCCCTAGAGCAGCGGCTGGCGGTGTGATGCCAGATGATCTAAAAGATAGATACGGTATAACGAGCATTCAAAGGATTTAAAGAATGCCGACACTTGTTCAGTTA